TCCATAGCCTGACCTTGCATATGGGCTTTCTCTTCTAAATCTGTCGTATCCTGTGAATCTTCCTAGCTGTCCACCTGCACCAGCCATCGGTTGCTGGAATACATCCTTTTGAAGAAAGTCTTGGAACCGCATAGTAGGCACATTGCCCTGTCGCATCTGCCGTGCAAGCTCACCAATATACTCACCCTGAATCTGATTAAACTGATTCTGGTAATAGCGGCGCATAGATGGAGTCATGCGTGTAGCAGGGTCTTGCAAGAAACTCTGATAGAGCGCACGAGGCTGTGTTTCTAGGAAATCATCAAAGTTTAGAAAGTTTTGTTCAGCCATGTTATCCCCCTAATCCTCCTGGAGTTAAGCTAGAAACTGCTGCTGGAGATAGATAATCTTGAAAACCTTCCTTTATAGGCTTCCCACTAAACAGTGACAGCAAGCTTCGCTCTGGTTGTGCAAGCATTGCATATGTTAGTTGCTGTGCTATTCGATCCCTTGCATCTGACCTGAAGTATGGAGACATCTGCCCAAGTGTTGGCGCAGCCAATGCTCCTATCAATCGCTTATTTGTTGGGTCTTCAAGGTCACCAAGGTAAGAGAGTAGTTCCTGTCTGTAAGGATCGGTAGTCCTTGTTCTGTCTTGTAATGTAGCAAGCAGGTCAGCTTGTTGCGCTCTGAGTTGTTCACCTGAAAGCCTACCCAAACTAGGTGCGCCTCTAGCAAATTCCTCAAACCCAGGCTGGAATTGAGGAGCAAGTCCTCCTGATGCCTGTTGTGATGCTTGAGCTAGTTCCAATGCATACCGTGGTTCTATGAAACGATTGAAGTAATCCTGAACACCCTGCTGTCCAAACTGCGATAGCTGTGGTGTTTGAATTGGGTTTCCTGCTGCATCAGTAAGGAACTCACCTGTTGCTCCCAAGCGTGTGAACTGCTGAAAAGGACTTTGCAATCCATACAATTCACTTTGTAATTGCTGTAGTCCCATCGGAGTTGTGGCTTCTGCAAGCCTAGTCATTCGCTCTTCAAAGGTTTCACCTTCAGCCGAAGCTGGACCTGGTTGTCGCTGTTGCTCTGCTACTGCAGCAGCGGCTGCTTTTTGAGCTTCAGTAACATCCGTTGGAAGATCAGTTAACGGATCAGTAACATCTCCACCTTTTTCACCTACAGGAGGCGTTGTAAATATCTTGTCATTTTCTAAATATTTACTAACACTCTCTGGACTCCACCAGTTAACATCTAAATCAATCTCATCAGAAGTTAGGCTAAATGGTTTATTTAAAAATGCATTTTCGTAGGCGGTCTGGCTTTTTGTAATTCGCTTATCTAAACCTGCAAGCAAATCATCATAGACTCTTACATCATTATTCAATCCAAGTATTTGATCATCAAACTTTTTTAATTCTGCTTTATGAGCAGCTTGGAATTCCGGAGTATCACGATAAGACTCATCACGATTATTCCATTGTATTAAATAATTAGCTTTTAACTGTTCAACATTTCTAATATTAAGTTCTCTAGCTTTTTTCTCTTTTTGAATCTCTGAGGATCTATTTTGTACTACCGTTGAATACCAAAATGCTTTTATATTCGCATCAACAGTCTCAACCTTAATTAACTCTAGCCAGTTAGCAGGGACCAATCGCATATCACCAGATCTACCAAGGGATGGAGAACGTCCTAGATATCTCCTTGCAGCCTCTCGTGCTTCCTCTTCAACTTTAGCAAAGTTATAGGTACTTTCTCTTAATCCATCTGGGTCAGTGCCTTGTGGTCCATCATCATCATCATCACCGTCATCATCACCGTCATCATCGGCAGCGGCTTTAGCATCTGCCTCTGCTTTTGCTTTAGCGGCGGCAGCAGCAGCGGCGGCAGCTAGTGCGTCAGTTGTTGCTTTAATTTCATCATCGCGTGTTTGTGCGCCTTCGGGGTCTTTATCCCTCATGTACAGCATTCTTTGCCTTGCGCCCTCAGAAGATTGAGCCCAGTCATCAAAGCTATCTTCGATATTTGTTTCTGATGTACCGACTCTGAAGTTTCGTGATAGTCCCTCATAGTCAGAACCCTCAGTACCAGTCCATGTCTCAAAGCCTGGCGATCCAGCGGTTGCACCTGTGTTTACAAAATCTCCAAACGAAGCAATTTTCGTTTGGCCTGTATCTCCTTCGGAATCTTCTGCATCCCAGCCTTTTTTATTTTCATTAAGGTATCTAGCTAGCCATCCGCCAGCGTTATCAGAAAGATAATCATTGATACTTCGTGGAGGGTCATCATCCTCGGCATCCATGTTATAGGCATCAAGGGCTTGTTGGGCAAGCATTCGTATTCTTGAACGCTCTTCGTAGGGTAATGAGTAAAAATAATCTAGTGGATTCATACTACAAACCTCCTGGACCAAACGTGCCTAGTTCTTCGATGCCCTCTGGTCCTCTTGCTCCTGGCCTAGGTGTACCAGGCATTGGGGACATTGGTGGTACTGGCTCTGGTGGAGGGCCACCCATCATAGCATCGGGCATTACCTCTGGTTCCATGCCCTGTGGAGGTGGGCCACCAGGCATCCCACCACCCATCATGCCGCTCATCTGGGCATCAGCTTGCTGACGCTGGAATAATTTTTGTCGCATCATGAACATCAGTTCACCCATGTATATCTGGGCTAGGTCCATGCGGCCTCTGTCCTCTGCACCCTTCATCAATGTCATGAGTGTTGCCTCTGGCAGCATTCTTTCTGCCATCTGTGCATTGATTGCATCATCGATACTCTCTGCATCCTGCAATCCGAGAATCTGGTCACGGATATACATGTCAGGCAGCAATGGTGTTGGGCCTTCTCGTGCCGTCTGAGCCATTGCGTACTTGGTCATATCGTCCTGTGGTAGCTGCGTGATCAGTGATATCTCGGTATCACCTGCCCTGCGGACAACATCAGGGGTAATCATCTCTGAGAAGTAGGTGCGGTTCATTGCCCTGCCGCTCAGTGACATGGGTTCAAACCTGTTTGTCAGGTACTCATCAACGAGCAGCATGCAAACCTGCTTATAGACATTTTCCATAGCCTCAAGCCTTGGGTTAATCACCGAAGCGATACCCTGCCTGAGCGTATTGAGTGCAAATCCAGATAGCTGGAACTGCAATTCCCCGAACACGCTGTGTGGAAGCGAGCCACGCTGGAGTTCTCCCGATATCATCTGCATAAAGACGGCCAAGTCCCTGCCTGTCTCCTGCAATCCGAGCGGCTGCACGTCCTCACCCTGTGCGAGTGCTATCTCCGAGCCAGCCTTGTAGGGGTCTTCCTCCAATGTCTTGGTTCCATCACGCGATAGTACCTTCAATCCCTGCTTCTTTGTACGAGCTGTTAGCTCAAGCAGGGTCGACAGGATACTGTTGTGGTTATTATAGACGTTTCTCGTAGCTTTAAAGACAGATTCACCGTAATCCGCAATAGCATCACGCCACTCGGTTACATCTGCGTCCTGAATCCAAGGCTGCATGCCAACGCATCCGACAAATACAGGGCATCGTGGTGCGCCGTGGATGGTTGGTCGCTTCAGCACCCTGCCACCCTCAGCTATAACGGTGTTTATCTCACCATCGTAGTAGTCATAGACCTCTATACCCATGTCCTGACCGCCGAGTGCATTGGGTGGTTCCTCAATATCAACGCCGTACTGTGCCTTTATCTCCGCACGAGTCTTTCGTATGCGGTAGCAAGCCCAGTCGAGTCCGTTTTCGCCGATACCCCAGAAGGTATGCAGTGGATCCCACGGTGTTACGTCCACATGGGTGTTGCCATCGTTGTCTTTTACGAGTAAAACCCTGCCCGCATACCAGCCACGGAGGGTGACATACCATGAGAACTGCTGTCTTATCGTTGGTTGAAGCCGCCTCTGGAGGCGTTCATCGGCTGCACGCATGCTGCCCAGGATAAATCGCTCCTTGGCATCGTTTGCATTGCGTTGTTCTTCGTTGCCCATGTTGTAAGGGATGCGTATAACGAGTTCGGCATCGGTGAGGAACGACACCACCTTGTCCGCGTAGGTCTGAGGTTCGTTGGATGTATAGGATTCATAGCCCTCACCTGCATCGTACTCTTCTAATCGGTACAATCGATAGTCATCGGTGAACCGATCACGCAGTGCATCGGTGTCGTAATCGTGCTGCTCGACAAGATCGATGATTTCCTCTGGTTTTCTTCTAGCCATCACCACCGCCTTACGCGAATCTTCTCACGATTCTGCACATAGCCATAACCGTACTTGTCTATAATGCCATAAATCAATGCTTTTATGGCGTGATTGTATTTGTCTTCAGGGGTTTCGCCAAGTATTGACCCATCCCTGTCTGTCTTCCATCGGTATGCCCTAGTCTGGCCATCGAACGGATTAGGGGCTGCTCCGAATTCTGATAATAACCCCTGACAGTGGGGTGCGACAACCAGTTTCGGTGTATTTGTCAATGGGTCTGGCTTTAAAAACCCCTTCAATCGCTCGGTTCCATCATTAATTCTGACCTTATTGTAATTTAAATACAACCCTGTCTGCTCCAGCCACACCTCCGCAGGTGCAGCCATAGACTGATGCTGGAGTCCAGCAATATCGATAACACCATGTTGAACATCAGGCCACCACTCCTTATTCTGGGCAAGCTGAATAATCTCAGAGGTAATTAATCCCTGTTCGTAGATCTCATCTATGACCCAGAACTGGCCATTTATCTCCTGCACGGCCATGACAGCGTAGGCTCCTGCGTAACCAGGGTCCATCCAGATCTGGACAGGGGTATCCTTCACATAGGAGACATCCTGCACATGGATATCGGGTCTGAATTCTGGGAAGACTATGCCGCGAGGTGGGCTTGGTATGCCCTCGATGCGTTCAAGGAAGAAGTCATCGGATGAATCGCGCATCAGTCTTTGTATTTCGGGGTCATCCTTGCCGCCTGGGTAGAGGTGAAAGTTGGAATACGATGGGAGGTTGAAGCTTACCTCGTCTCCCATGCCGTGTTCCCATGCGATCTGCATCTGGGGATACCACCCCAGAGAACCTTCGTGTGTACCTGATAGGAACAGCCATCCTCGCTTAGGAGCGACTCTTCCACGTAGCCGATAGAATGTTTCAAGATCAAGCTGCGATGCCTCACAACCGAGGATTCCATTCGGAGCACGCATTGCGAGGGTCCGTGGGTCTTTTGCAGATTTCGTTTCGATTCTCGTGCCATCGACCAACACAATCTTTCCAGGGTCTATGCGTTTTGATACCTCTGCGAGTATGCCGAGCTTGGCAAAGTCCTCTGCCAGGTACTCGAATTCAGCCCTTGTTCGCTCGTAATCAGCGGCAACGAGCCAGTACAGAGACTTCTCGCCATCCTCAAAGCACCTGCCCAATAGGAATTTACTTGCCACATACGACTTGCCAGCCTGCTCACCACCTGCCACGAGGATAAATCGCTTGTCACACTGGAGTATGCGCTCCTGTAGCTCGGTTGGTTTGAAGCCAACCTTCTGATACAGGTAGCTTTTTACATCCACCGCATCAGTCGTCATCTGTTGTTACCTCTGGTTTATGGGGTGGTAATGGATGGTCATCGGGTAAATCAATCCAGTCTGCGACTGAATAAAGACCCAGTTCTCTACATAACCTTTTATGTTTTACCACTTTATCTATTTCTTCTTCAGTAAACTCAAAGTCATCACTAATGACTGTAAATACATCAAAAAGATTCCTGATATCATCAGTATTTGTCCAGAATCTCCCAGCAAGCTTATTAGCCAATTTAAGGCAATCTTCTTTCTCATAAAAACTAAAATCTATCTCATAGTCAGGGGCAGATTTATTGATAAGCACATCCGTCTTCATATCATAAACCCAATCACCCAAGTATCCGATTCTAAATTTGGGTGGGTAAAATACCATATTGTTCATCTCAGTACATATAATCTTACGACCTTTCAGGTATATAGACATTCAGCCCTCCATATTTAGTCGTCATCTGTTTTGACCCCACGGTTGAGCATAATCTCCTCGACCTGCTGGAGTGGTGACTTGCTGGTCATCTGCTCCTCGGTCTGGGGATTCTCCTTGAATGCACGCTTGGATAATGCCCTCAGTTCCTTGATCGTATCCTTCGCAACCTCCTCGGTAGCGAGGGTATTCGGCCTGAACCGCTCTGGTATATAGGCATTCAGCATCGTAATCAACAATAGCGGCGAGTCATTCGCCTTCTGCTCATTCAATCGGCTCATCGCCCTCTCTATCAGCGAATCCTTAAAATCGTTCTGAGCGTTCTCATAGCGATCTCTAAAACCATTGATGTCCCCATCCATCCACCTTTTGACCGAGTACCTGGTTGTTCCTGCCGCCCTTGCAGCGGATGCTGTGGATGCGCCTGCGGCGTATACCGAAAGAAAGGTTTCCTGTTTTTGCTTCGTCTCTTCTTCAAATTTCTTTGTCCTTGGTGGCATTGTTCACATTCCTTATGCAGTAACCATATCGCAATCATACCAAACCTCGTCAAATCACCTCTGACTGTCCACCACTGTACAACTGTTGTTGACTATAGAGAATGACAACAACAACAACAACAACAGTATAAGAATATAAAGAAGAGTATCTATCTCTTTCTTCTTTTATATATTTTCTTCTTTCTCTCTAACCAGTCAATAAGCCACTGGTTGCTTGATCCTCACCATAAAGGCTCGATCAACAACAAGAGGCTTTTTATAAAAAATAAATTGGCAAGGGTATACCACCACTCTAGCTAGATTACTTAAGACATACCCCCCTTGCATATATTAAAGACCTCAGTCGTCCCTCCATCTGTCTTTAATCTACGTCGGGGTGGGGGTATAAGGGTTTTGGGCCCTGTCGTGGGCCCTGTCGCGCGTCCTAATCTATTTGCTATGTATGTACATACCCCACAATTAGCACATGCTAACTTTGATAATCGTGTCGTGGTGCTTTTTAGTAAGTGCGGATAGATGAAAAACTATTAAGCAAAAGCTTCTACATATTCCCAGGGCCCA